CGGAAATAGGCAGACAAGATCGGGCAGACGGCGACCGCGCCGGAACATGCCCGATCCGCGCTGGGAAACGCCGATGCCGGCGACCGCCGTCGGAAGCGACGGGCCCAAGGTCGTCGCCTGGGCCCGCAAGGTCCTGGGCGTCGAGCTGGCCGCCTGGCAACGACACGGCCTGACGCGGGCGCTCGCGACCGACGCCGACGGGCGCTACGTCTACCGCCATTACGTCCTCTCGACGGGTCGTCAGAACGGCAAGACGCTGTTGACCCGGGCCCTGATCGGTTGGGCCGTCGAGACGCATCCGACCTGGCGCCGCATCTGGGGGCTCGCGTTCGATCGTCGACAAGCGTCGGTCCTGTACCGCGAGGTCGCGGGCGACCTCGAGGGCCGGCCCGGGGTCAAGGTCACCGCCTACCACGGGATCACGTCCGACGCGGGGCACCGTTACGACACCGCGTCACGGGCGGCGAAGGACAACCTCCGCGGGTCGACGACCGATCTGGCCGTGTTCGACGAGGTGATGACGCACCGCGACGACCTGACCTGGGCGGCCCTGCTCCCGACGATCGCGACCCGGTCCGACGCGCTGATCCTGGCGACAAGCTCGGCCGGCGATGACCGGAGCGTGCTCCTCCGCGACTGGTGGGATCGCGGGCTCGAGGCCATCCGGGAGGGCCAGAGTCGGGCGGGGTTCGGGATGACCTGGTGGGCGGCCAACGACGACGACTCGCCCGACGACCCGCGCGCCTGGCGGCGGGCGAATCCGTCGCTCGTCGACGGCATCCTGACCCGCGAAACGATCGCCTACGAACGGTCGATGATGGCGCCCGCGACCTTCCGGCGGGAACGGCTCAATCTGTGGTCCGATAGCGCCGATGACTGGCTCCCGCCCGGTCTATGGCGCAGCCTGGCCGCGCCCGAGCGGGCGATCCCTCTCGACTCGCCGCGGATCGCGCTCGCGATCGACGTCGTCCCGTCCTGGCAGCGGGCGACCATCGCGGTCGGGGCCCGGATGGCGGAGGGCTATCCTCACGTCGCGATCGACGCCGAGGTCGACGCGATCCGTCAGCGCGGCGACGTGCGGCCGGGTCAGGCGCTCGAGCTGCTACGGGCGGCCATTGCCCGCTGGTCGCCGGCGGTCGTCCTGTATGACGCTCACGGCGGGCTCGCGCCGCATATCGAGCGGGCCGAGCTGGGCGACGCCGTCGAGCTGTTGCCGGTCACGACGTCGGGGATGGTGAGCGTCTGCAGTCATTTTGAAGGTCTGGTACGGGGTCGTGAGATGACGCAGTCGGGCGACATGGTCCTGTCACTCTCGCTCGCGTCGGCGGCGCGCTCCGAGGTCGCGGACGCCTGGCGCTGGACGCGCAAGCGCAGCTCGGGTCATATCGACGCGATCGTCGCGGCGTCCATGGCCCTGTGGGGCTCGACGTCACCCGACGCGGAAATCCCGTTCCAGATGTTCTAGGCGTTGCGCCCGCGCACCGGCGCCGCTACGCTCCCGCCGTGGGCCTGTTCGACTGGCTCTGGCGGGAGGCGCCAGAGTCGCCGGCGTCGGGCGACCCCGGTGCCGCGACGGGACTCGCCGTCATACAGCCGGCGTACAACCTCTCCCCGACCGAATATCGGATCGTCGGTCTGTCGGCCGTCCGGCGGGCCCTTCAGGTCATCGCCGGCAGCCTGGCCTATATCAGCTCGCAGCCGGACGGCTGGGCGGAATGGCGGGGCAACGCGGTGCTGCCGTCGTCGCGGATCATCCGGCGGCCGACGTCGCTCTGGACCCGGCGCGAATGGACATACCGCCAAGTCGCGACGATGATGCTCTACGACCGGGCCTACGTCTGGCAGATCGGCGCCGACCCCGAGGGCGTACCGCTCGAGCTGGTCCCGGTGCCACCGGGCGCGATCCGGCCCGTCGGCCCGGTCGATCCCTACGGGATGGTCCCGCCGACGTCCTACCAGATCGCCGGTCGGCCGCCGATCAGCGCGTCCGAGGTCACCGTGCTGCGGGCCGCCATCCTGCCGTCCATGCCCGACAACCTGACGGGCATCCTGTCGGTCGCTCGCGAGTCGCTCGGGGCCGCCCTGGCCGCCGAAAGCTACGCGGCCCGCTACTGGCAGGCGGGCGGATCGCCCGTCGTGCAGATCCTGTCCGAGCAACAGGTCGACGAGACGCGGGCAGAGGCGGCGTCGACCCGATGGCGGGAGCGGCGGGCGCTGGGGCCCGACTATCCCGTCGTGTTCGGGCTGGGGATGGAAGCGAAACCGTTTGGCGCCGACCCGACGCAGGAGGCCGCCGTCGAGGCACGTCGCGAGCTGGTCGCGGACCTAGCCCGCTATTTCGGCATCCCGACCCGACTGATGAACGCGCCGGCCGGCGATTCCGAGACATACGCGAACGTGCAAAGCGAGGGTCAGGAGCTGGCCCTGTTCACGGTCGGTAACTACGCGGCGGCGATCGAGGATTGCGTCACCGACCTCCTGCCGGGCGGGCGGCGGCTGGGCATCGATCTGGGCATCTTCACCCGCGGGACGCTCCTCGAGCGCTCGCAAGCCTGGCAGATCGCCACCGGCGGGGCGGCCTGGCTGACTCCTGACGAGGTCCGCGAGTATGAGGATTTGCCGCCGCGCGAGCTGCCCCGCCCATCCGTCGCAGTCGAGGTGAGCGCATGACCGATCAGATGCGAACGGCCGAGCTGGCCGGCGCGAGCTTCCGGGCGATCACCGGCGACGAGGGCCGCCCGACGCAGATCGAGGGGATCGCCGTCCCGTACGGGGAAACGATCGAGCTGCCCGACGGCACCACAGAGACATTTGAACGGGGATCGTTCGCACGTCACCTGATCGAGCGCGGGCCGCGAACCGCATTCCTGGCGGGTCACCACGGGCCATCGGTCGCAGCGGTCGACCTCGTCGAGACGGCGGCCGGGCTCGAGTACCGCGGCGACATGCTCGACGTGCCCGAGGCGCCGGGGTTCCTGGCCCGCGCGCAAGCGGGATTGATCAGACCATCCGTCGAGTTCCGACCGTATCCGAAGGGCTACCGCTCGAAGGGTCGGGACGTGTCCATCCGATCCGCGATCCTGGGCGCGATCGCGGGAGTCGTAACCCCGGCCTATCGGGGAGTGACGTTCAGCGCCCGGGAGGATCAGATGCCAGAAACGACGGCTGCCGCCATCGAGGATCAGGACGAGGGAACAGAGGCGACGGCCGCGCCGGCTGCCGCGCCGACGGTCAATGTCACCGTCAACGCCCGCGAACTTGCGACAGAGGTCGCGACCGCGCTCCGGTCCGAAGGAGTCGGCGGCCGCTCGTCGGACATCGTCGCGCTCCGCGGCGCCGAGCTGCTCTACACGCGCGACAGTGGGCACGGGTTCCTGCGTGACGTCGTCAGCGCGTCGGGCATCGGCTCGGAGCGTGACGGCGGCGCCGCCGATCGCCTGGCCCGCCATCGGGCGATGCTGCGCGACGTCGTCGACAGTCTCGCGACCGTGGGCCCGTCGGGCGACCGGGTCATCCTGTGGGATCAGGTCCTGACCCGCGCCGGCGACGTCCTGACGTCCGAGCTGGGCGGCGCGATCCCGACCGACTATCTGCCTGGCCTGCTCGTGCCCCGGCTCCTGAAAGGCCGCCCGATGGGCGGGTTCTTCCAGAATGTCGGCATCGTCGACGCCCGGCCGCGGGTGTTCCCCAAGGTAACGACCTCGACGACCTCGACGGCACAGTCGGCCGAGGGCGCGAATCCGGCGGCGTCCGATTTCGCGACGACCGCCGAGACGGCGCAGCCGATCCTTCGGGGCGGCTCGACGACCCCATCCCGACAGGCGCTCGACTCGGGCGATCCGTCCGTCGAACAAATGATCATGGACGATCTGCGGGAGGCCTACGCACAGGACTCCGAGACGGTCATCGCGACCTACGTCGCGGCGAACGGCAACGCGGGCGGTACCGCGATTGTCCCGGCGACCCCGTACGCGGGCGTCGTCGGCGGCATCATCGAGTACCAGACCGACTACTTCATGCCCGCCGAACGGGTGTTCCTGGCGCCCGCGCTCTACTCGACCCTGCTGCAACAGGCCGACTCCGATCTGCGCCCGCTGGTCCCGTGGGGCCCGCGCGTGAACACGATGGGCGATCAGGCCGCCGGCGGGGCCGGCGCGTCGATCCTGGGAGTCGGGGTCGATCTGTCCTGGGCGAGCGCGGCCAACAAGGCCGCGTTCGTCCGGTCCACCGATTTCGTGATTTACGAATCGGCGCTCGCGGAGTTCCGGGTCGACCTCGACAGTACGCTCACGCCGGCCAACATCAAGCTCGGCGTCTGGGCCTACCTGATCCCGGCCGATCGACGCGGCGGTAATGTCGTCACGGCGGCTTAGGTAGCCGTCGTCGTCGATCGAGCGCTCGAGTAGTCATGCCCGACTACGTCACCGCGGCCGAGGTCCTCGACTACGTCGGGGCTTCGGCCGGGGAGACTGACTGGGCGACGACCGCGGCCGATGCCGTCAATGCGGCGATCACGACCGCCTGTGCTGATATCGACCTCGACACACCGCCGGCGGGGTTCGTCGACGAGGTCACCTATGCCGCGCTCGTGGCGGCCGGCGAGGCGTTCAAGCGGCGGGAGGCGCCCTTCGGGGTCACGGGCTATTCGGACGTCTCCGGCGCTGCGATCCGCGTCTCCCGCGATTACCTGGACACGATCCGCCCGATCCTGCAGCGGTATTTACCGCTGCCGTTCGCGTGACTGTGGCGGGCTCGCGGGCCGAGCTGGCAGGCGCGCTCGAGGATGCCGGCCTAACCGTCGTCCCCGAGCCGTCGGCCCGATTCTCGCCGCCCGTCGTCGTCCTCGAGGGTGCGGCGCCCTGGGTGACGGGCGGGACGCGCGACGGGGCCCTGCGGGTCGCCTGGCGGCTAACGTGCATTGCCGGCCGCACGTCCGCGGAAGGTGTGTTCGCGCAGCTCGACGCGCTCGTCGACGAGGTCATCGCGGCCGTCCGCGATATCCGGCGTCTCGAGCTGGGCGAGCTGGGCCCGCCCACGGCCCGGAGCGCCGGCGAAATCGCCTACCTGACGGCGTCGCTCGACGTCGTCCACGTCCACTAGCGGGAGGATCAGATGCCGGCGAATCCGCAGATCCCAAAGATCGTCAAGCTCACGCTACAGGCGGAGGGGGAGGGCAGCGCCGATGATTTCAGCGCCGACGTCATCGACGCGGCCGTCGTCCCGGCCGAGCCCGACGAACAGACGGTGACGACCCTCGACGGGGTCACGCACAGCGACGTCGGCCCGATCCTGTGGGCCCTCGAGCTGCAATGCGTTCAGGACTGGGATAGCGCCCGCCCGGGCCTGGCCTGGTATCTGTTCGAACATTCGGGCAGCTCGGCGTCGTTCGTTTACAACGCCTACAGCGCATCGGCGGCAGAGTCGGCCACCGAACCCGAAATGACGGGGACGTGCCGGCTGGTGCCGATCCCGTACGGCGGCGAGGGCAACGTCTGGTCGACGGCAACGGTCCGACTGCCGATCACGGGCACGCCGGCGCTCGACGTCACGCCGTAGGGCCGCATGGCCCGCCCATCAGCACGGATTCAGGTCCGCGGCGCGAAAGAGGCCCGCCGCGCGTTCGGGCGTCTCGAGGATGGCCTCAAGGACCTGAAAGCGCTGCACGCCGACGCGGCCGCCATCGTCGAGCGGGAGGCCGAGCGGATCGTCCCGACCGTCAGCGGAGCGCTCGGGGCGTCCATTCGCACGTCCGCGACGGGTCGCCGGGCGACGATCCGGGCGGGCGGAGCCCGCGTCCCGTACGCGGGCGTGATTCACTTCGGCTGGCCTGGGCACAACATCGAGCCCCAGCCGTTCCTGTATGACGCGATCGAGCGCCGATCCGGCGACGTCATCGTGCGCTACGCTCGCGGCATCGACGGGCTGCTCGAGCGGCTCGACGCGGAGCTGCCGAAGGGATGAGACGTCATGGCTGCCGACGACGACCTCGCGGAGACGGTGCGCGATTTGGGGACGCTCGAGCTGTCGAGCCTGACCCTGGGCGAGATGGCAGCGGTGGAACAGGCGTCAGGCCGGAGCTTCGCGGACATCCTCCGGGCGGGCCCGGCGACGCAGCGGCTGATGGCCGCATACGTCCTACTGTCGAGGCACTCCGGGCGGCCGCCATCATGGAGCGAGCTGGCCGGCCTTCGGCCGTTCGATCGCAAATCCTCACCATCGCGCTCGCGACGGGCTGGACGATCGGAGACGTCGAGCGGCTGACGCTGGGGGACGTGTCCTACATGGCCGATGTCCTCGAGCGCCGCCGGCGGGGAAGGCGCCGTGGCTGACGCCCGCGGAATCATCCGCGTCGACATCATCGGGGATAGCAAGGGCCTGCAAACAGAGCTGAAGAAGGGCGGCGCCGCGTTCGGCGCGATCGCGGCCGCGTCGGGGATCGCGACAGGGGCCTTGATCGGGTTCGCGGAGCGTGGCCTGGCGGCGGCGGTCGATTTCCTGGGCGGGTCGATCGCGGAGGCCGATCGTCTGGGCGATGCGCTGACCCGGCTGCAAACGCAGCTGCCGGGGTTCGAAGATGACCTCGAGTCGATCGCGGACGATTTCGAACGGTTCGGGATCAGCAAACAGGACGGGCTCGAGCTGATCGCGCTATTCGCGGATCTGGGGACGGCGGCCGGGATCGCGGACCCGCTGATCGCGACCCTTGCCGACGAGGTCCTCGCGACCGCCGGCGCGATGTCGCTGATCACCGATCTGACGCCCGACCAGATCGTCGAGGCCATTGGCAAGGCAGCCGACGGCGCCGAGAAGCCGCTCAAGCTGCTCGGGATCGCGCTCGACGAAAATGCCGTGAACGCGGCCGCGCTCGAGTTGTCAGGCAAGGGTGCAGCCGACGAGCTGACAGAGGGGGAGCTGGCAGCCGGTCGGCTCGTCGTCATCCTCGACGAGCTGAAGCCGCGCCTGGACGCCGTCGCGGAGTCGGAGGCCGACGTCGAAAGCAAGGGTCGCGAGCTACAGGCGCGCATGGAAACTCTGCAAGGCGTCATCGGTCAGAAGCTCGAGCCCGTCGCGCTACAGATGCTCGAGTGGCTCGACGACCTGTTCGTCGGGATCGGATTCGTCGCCTATGCGTTCGGCACGCTGCCGGGCGCGATCGCCGGGGTACAGCGGGGGATCGAAGATATCCTCTCGCCGCTCGCCCGGCTCGTCGATCTGTTGGCAGAGTTCGGACGTCTCGTCGGGCTCGAGGGCGGCGGCGCCGGGTCGCGGCTGTTCGATCCGGGGGATCTGCCGGCCGGCGGGCCGTCGGGCCGTGGCGCGGGCCCAGCGCGGGTCACGGTCAACGTGAACGGCGGCGATCCGATCGAGGTCCAGCGGGCCGTAACGACGTCGCTGCGTGGCTACGGCTGGCGCAATGGCGTACGGATGTTCGATTAGGAGCTGACCGATGGCAGAGCTGTTCGCAAACGGGGCCGCGACGACCCTGGCCGCCGATATCGACGACGACGATACGTCGCTCACCGTCGACGACGCGGCCGCGTTCCCGGCCAGCGGTGACTTTCGCATCCTCGTCGACCTGGCGGACGGATCGAATCCCGAGCTGATGACCGTTACGGGTGTCAGCGGCGATACGTTCACCGTCACCCGCGCGTCGGAGGAGTACGGCGGGGTTCAGACGGCCGTCGGGCATACCGCGGGCGAGCTGGTCCTGCTGGTCCTGACGGCCGATTCGATCGCGACCCTGGGCGGCGGCGGCGGCGGCGGGGTCACGGTCCACGTCTACGATACGGCGCAGGCCGGGACCAGCCTCGCGATCGACGGCGACGCGTCGCTGATCGAGATATGGGCGATCGGCGGCGGCGGCGGCGGGGCCGGCGGGCGATCGAACGCGACCGCGGCGGCCGGCGGCGGCGGCGGCGGCGGAGCCTATGACTACGCGGCCTTCGAACCGGCCGACCTCGACTCGACGATCAAGGTCACCGTGGGCGCGGGCGGGGCGGGCGGGGCGGTCGATGCCAACGGCTCGGCCGGTGCCAACGGCAACGAGTCGAAGGTGACGAACAATGCCGGCTCGACGACCTATGTATCGGCCGGCGGCGGCGGCGGCGCGACGGGCGTCGGCTCGGCGGTCGGCGCGGCCGGCGGATCGTCCCGCGGAGTGGCCCGCAGCACGACGAATAACGGTGCCGGTCAGGGTCCCGAGGGCGGCGGCCCGCAGACCACGCTCACCGAGGACAACACGATTTCCCGCGGGACCGGCGGCGGCGGCGGCGGGATGGCCCACACGAACAGCACGGCCCGAGCGTCATCCGCGCTGTTCGGCGGCGGCGGCGGCGGCGGCGGGCGGACGACGAGCGCCGGCGGGCCTGGCGGGGCCGGCGGCGGGACCGCGTACTCGAGCGGGACGGCGGGCGTAGCGGCGACCCCGTGTCCTGGCCTCCCGATCCGTGGCGGATCGGGCGGGGTCGGCGGCGCGAACGCATCGCACGACGGGACCGATGGCGGATTTCCTGGCGGCGGCGGCGGCGGGGGATCGTCGACCGCGACCAGCGGGGCCGGCGGCGACGGCGGGACCGGCGCGGTCGTCGTCATCGTCCATATGTGACCCGTGGCCGTCAGGAGTCGTGAGCTAGGGTCCGAACCGCTCGGGTCGATCGTCGGCGGCGGGCTGACCGAATATCACGCGCCGGGGACCCCGTCCGAACCGTCGGGGCCCGCCGTCCATGAGGAGACGGCCAGCGCGGGAGCCGGCGGGACGACCAAGACGGTCACGCTGACGACCCCGGCCGACGAGGGCGATCTGCTCGTCGCCTTTCACGCCGGCGACAGTCATACGAATCCGATCTGGCCCGACGGCTGGCTGTTGGCCGGGATCGTCGACATTACCAGCAACGCATACGGTCATTGCGAGGTCCGTTACAAGTTTGCCGAGGCCGGCGAGGATGAGGTCACCCTGACGCAGACCTCGCCGGGGACGTTCGCGGGGACCCGCACGACCCTGACCCGCTACAGCAACGCGGGCGACCTCGACGTCGTCGACACCTTCGCCGGGGTCGGTCCGTCGTCCGACCCCGGTATCCCGAGCCTGACACCGTCGCAGTCGGGCGAGCCCGTCCTGCTGTTCCTGGCCGTCGTCCATTACCCCGACTACGATGCGACGCTCGACGACGACTACACGATCCGGTATGTCGACGAGACGGGCGGCGGGTCGCGGCAGCGCTGGGGCGTCCGCGATCGGATCATCGACGAGGCCAGCGGGACCTACGGCCCGGCTGCCGACTGGTCGTCGGCCGGCGGCGAGACGCGCTGGTCGATGGTCCATGCGGCATTCGGTCCGGTCGCGGTCGCTCCGCCGCCATCGGGGACCGCTCCGGTCGCCTATTTCACGATCGACCTGGACCCGATCACCGGGGTCGCCATCCTGACCGACGGCAGCACGGGCGACATCGACTCGTGGGCCTGGGATCTGGGCGACGGCTCGGCCGATGCGACGGCCGGGCCCGTGACGCATGACTACAGCTCGGGCGCGTACATCGTCAGTCTGACCGTCACGGGGCCCGACGGGTCGGACACCTACACGGCCGAACTGTCGATCCTCGAGCCCGCCACCGATCCGCCCGGCGTCGCGGTCCTCGAGCTGTACGTCACCGACCCGGCGGGCGCCCGCTGGGGGACCGCGATGTGGGGTAACGATCAGTGGGCCTCGACCGGCTGGGAGGCGATCGACGACGTCGGCGTCGAGGTCGACTGGCAATGGGGCGTCGGTGACCCCGACGAGGGCATCCTCGCGGTGTCCGAGGCCGACGAGTGCGAGGTATCGACCTTCGATCCCGACCGCATCCTCGACCCTGGCAACAGCTCGAGCCCGTTCTATCCGCACGTCCGCGACGGGACGCCGATCCGGCTGCGGCATCGCGAGTCGATCATCAGGACGGGGATCATCGACACGGTCACTTATGACCACGAGGTAGGGGAAGGGCGGATCGCGGCGACGTCCGATCTGGCGATCCTGCGGCGGGCCGTCGTCGAGGCCGGGACGATCCTGCCGTCGACGCTGCGGGCGATGGCCCGGACCGCGATCAGCGCGGCGGGGCTCGCCTGGCCCATCGTCGAGGATGACACGACGACCGATCCGCCGATCACGACTCCCGACACGACCGACGATGCGTCGGTGTGGTCCTACATCGAGCGGGCGAGTCAGGAGACGCTCCGGCTGGCCTGGCTGGACCGCGACCGTCGGCTGCGTTTCCCGCCCTACGTCGACCCGCCCGACAGTGGGCTCGTCGTCCCGGCCGAGCTGCTCGTCGACGTCCAGTCGATCGCGTCATCCCGGGGCCTGTATTCGGTCATCCGGGCGCTCGACGAGGATACGGTCACGGTGACCGAACGGGCGGCGACCCCGACGCCCGACTACGGCGTGCGAGTGTATGAGCGGATCGACCCGACGATCGACTCGGGGGATTGGGCCGATGCCGTCCTGGCAGATCGGGCCGTGCGGGTGACCCGCTACCGCCCGGGCCGCATCCTGCCGCTGACGGGATCACAGGTCGACACGCTCGCCGGGCTGCGTCTCGGGACGGTCGTCGGGGTCCTGACCGATGCCATCGACGCGGACGGCATCCTGTTGGGCGATCGGGTCCGCGTCCTGACGCGGCGGGAGGGTGAGGATGGCGGCGACCCGGTAGTAGTCTGGGCCTGGTATCTGCAGCTCGCGACACGCGCGGAGGGTTAGGACAATGGCAACGAAAGCGACGACCTCGACGATGGCAGCGCCCGAACAGCCCCCGGCGCCCGAGACGGACGCAGCGCCCGATCCCAAACCGCGCTGCACCGATCCGTCTCACGTCCTCGACGACGGCCGGCCGCCCGTGGGCAAGGTGTACGAGCTGTCGTCGGAGGCCGGCGCGTTTCCGGGGTCGATCGCGGTCCGGGTCATCGCGTGCGGGGCCCACAAGCCGAAATGGGCCAGCTGATGCCCGTCCCGACGCGGCCGGTCGATGATGCCGTCATCGCGACGGCTTGGGGCCAAGAGGTCCACGATTACACGTTCGCGCCGGCCGGCTGCAAGGTCGGCGGCGCGGCCGTCGAGATGCTGACGGGCGGGACCTTCCGCGTCCTGCCGCTGGACACGGCGCTCGACGACCCTGGCGGATGGCTGAACGCGGCGGCCGATCGGGTCGACGTCCCGACCGACCGGGCCGGTCTGTACGTAATCACCGTTGCCGCCCGCACGCAGTTCGGCAGTTCGGCCGACAAGACGCGCATCCGGCTGCGCGTCAACGGCATACAGGTCGGGCTCGCGATCGAGGATCAGTCGGGCTCGACGTCCATCCCGATCATCCTGTCGGGCATCGTCGAGCTGTCGGCGGCCGATCAGGTCGACGTCTGGGCCCAACAGGTCGGCAGCGGGACGCGCTCCGACGTCAATGTCGAGACGCTGACGCTGGTACGGGTCGGGTCCGAGCTGGGCGGGTGACCTATCGGGCCGGGGCGGTCACGCAGCGGGACGGCTCGAGCCTGGCCTACGCAAACTGCCGGATGGCCGCCGGCGCGACCGGGATCGACTACCACACCGGCGGGGCCGTGACCTCGTCGGGCGCGGCCATGCGGGCCCGACAGAGCGACCAGAGCGGCGGGACCGACGCGGGCGACCTCGAGGATGCCTGGCGGACCTACGGCCAGACGCTGACGATCCGCGACGTCCTGCCGTGGGATCGGGTCACCGACGACCTCGCAGCCGGCCGGCTCGTCATGCTCGACGTCTGGCACGCGTCGATGGGCGGCGTCTGCCTGGCGGGCTCGGGCAACTACGGCCATACCGTGGCGGTCGCGCCCGAGCGCTCGGATGGCGACCTGTTGGTATCTGACCCGTGGTGCCGGCCGGCCCGCTGGTCGCGCTGGCCCGAGCGCTATCTGCGGGCCGGCGCAGAGGAGTGGGGCCGCCGCGTTCTCGAGACGGCCGGCCCGGCGATCGACCGCCCGGCGCTGCGGGCCGTCATCCGCGAGCTGTTCAGCCGCTGGACGCCCCAAACGCCCGCGACGGGCGCCGACGCCGAGACGGGCGGCGGCGGGTCGCCCGTGTTCTACACCGTCACGCAGCCGGGAGACGCTGATATGTCCGACCTCGAGGTCGTCGACCCCGACGACGTCATCCTCGACGTGACAGCCGGTACGCGGCTGCTTGACCCTGTCACGGGCGCCGTTCGCATGACCCCGTCGGCCGGTCGGACGGGTGTCCGATCACCCTACGGCGGGCGGACGCCTGGCGGGACCAAGACGCGGGCGATCGTTTGGACACGGCCAGATCCTGACCCCGACCTCCTGCTCGCCGTATATGCGTCCGAGGCGGTCAACGTGCGGCAGGAATCAGAGGCCGGCGGGCCCGTCGACGAGGCAGCGGTCCGGGCCGAGCGGGACGCGGAGTGGATAGCCCATCTGACGCCACCGTGACGACCTATGGCGGCTCAGGACGCCCGCTAGGCGGGTAAGTGGCACCGGCGGCCATCCCGACCGCCAGCGGCCGTCCTGGGCGGTTATGTCTGGGAATCAAGAAACCCCGGGTGCCCAGACGGGCCCGGGGTTTCCCGCAGACGGTTGTGATACCGTCCGGTTCGATTGCAGCGAACGGGCTCGAGCCTACGGCACCGACCGGCGCGATGCAAGGTCAGAGGGTTTCGGGCAATGGCTTCCGATAAGGGAAGGTCCGATCGCCACGGACTACACGTTATGTCTGCCATGGACGGCAGATTGCGGGACACCGCGCGGCGCTACGTCGAGCTGAACGGCCAGCCGACCTCGAGGCGCTACCCCGTCGAGCTGATCGCGGCCAGCATCCGGCGTCACGACGGCAACGTCTGGCCCGCCATCGTCGCGTTCGATCTGTCCTACCGTCACGCGACCCGCATCCGGGCCGGCTGGCGGCCGGGGTCGGTCCGATGACGGCTCGTGGGACAAATGTCGCACCCGTCCCTCTCTCTCTCTCTAACGTAGGGATAGGACGGGTGCGACATTTCGCAGCGGTGGTCGTTTCACCCGGCCGCGGCGATCGTGTCGGGCTCGGCACTGATCAGGCTGCGGTATGGGCGCAGCTCGAGGGCCCGAAGGGCGAGCATCGCCATACCGCGCGCAGCCTGGCCGCAGCGGCAGGGATCGCGTACCAGTCGGTGCCGCGCGTCCTCGACGCGCTGACACGCCTGGGGCTGATCTGGCACCGGGCCAGTCGCGGCCGACATGGCGGGTCGCTGGTCCGGCGGGTCATCCGGCGGACGCTGTTCCGTACGCGACGGTCGCTCGCGTCTCGGCTCGAGGCCGCGGCGACGAATGGCACGCTGGCCCTGGCGGGCAAGGTGACGCAGGACAGATGCCGTCAGAAGCTCGAGCATCGCGACGAGGTCTATTGGGACGGCCGAGCGCTGATCTGCCGTATCTGTTCGGGCGAGCCGACGAGCCGACAAGAAACCGTCGAGCGCTGGGAGCGGCGACAGCGGGCCGATCGGATCGAGGATCGAGTCTCGGAGGCCGATCGCGTCATCCTGCGCGGCCTGGGGTTCATCCGATGACCGAACGCGATCCCCTCTTGACGCCCGACGAGGTCACCCGCGAGCTTGTGGGCCGGGCCCGCGTCATCCGGGCCGAGAGCCACCCGCTCGAGGATGACCTAGCCGCGGAACTCGTCGCCGGGAGTGTCGGATTCGACCGCGGGCGTCGGGTCGGCCATGCCGAAGGGTACGTCGAGGGCTACGCCGCGGCGCTGGCCGACGTGCGGGAGCGGATGAGCGCCGCCCTCCGCGACTGCGTCGACGAATTGCACGCCCCCCTCCCGCCGAAGGTGACGCCGTGAAGGGCTGGCGGGAGGATGACGAGCTGCGGGAGCGGCGCGGGCTCGACGATTGTCCCGACGATCGTCCTTCGACGCTCGAGCTGTTCCTATCGGCTATCGCCATCGTGGCGAGCCTGTGGGCCCTCTGGGTGGTGGTGAGCGCATGGCTGTTCCGATAGCGGGCCGGCGCTGCCGGGTGTGCGGGCGGGCGATCGCCTGGCGCCCGTCGCGCCATGCCTGGGTGCACAAGATCAGGCCAGCCGACGACCATGCGCCGGTGCCCGAATGACCGAAGACGAGCTGCAAACGGGCGTCCTCGAGGCGCTCGGCTTTGGGGGATGGATGACCTACCACGTCCGGCGCTCCGACGTCGGCATCGTGCAGGGGGAGGCGTCGGAGGGCTTCCCTGACGTCGTCGCGGTGCATCCGGTCCTCCGACGCTTCGCGATGCTCGAGCTGAAATCGGCGCGGGGCGTCGTCACGCCTGGACAGCTACGGTGGATCATGGCCGCCCGATGGGCGGGCATCGACGCCCGCGTCGTCCGGCCGGCCGACTATGACGAGCTGTTGCGGGCGATCCTGGTCGACCGCACGCTCGGCGTCGTGCAAGATGCACCGTATGGCGACGCGCAGCCGGGCCGACCCTTTCCGCCATCGGAGCCTGCGACCCGATGACCCGCTGCATCCCGAGACGCTGCAGATCGCCCGTATCGTGCGGGTCGGGATCGTCCACTACGGGCCGCGTGACGGGCGGCGGGCCTACTGCGGGTCGGTGGCTCGGCCGATGTACGGCAAGGTCATCCGGGGCGTCTGTCGGCGCTGTGAGGCGGCCTACCGTGACGCCGTCGGCGGGCTCGCGCTGTAGTACCGTGGCACCGTGAGCGGCGAGCATCCGCACGACGAATACGCGACCGACGCGGATCTGTACACGACGAATCAGAAGCTGGCCGCGCTCGAGGGCCGGGTCGCCATCCTCGAGGCCGACGCGCCCGAGCCCGGCCCTGGTCCCGGTCCGAGCCCTGACCCGCCCGACAATCTGCAGGAGGCCATCAACGATACGGCGGCCGGCGGGACGGTCGACGCGACGGGCGGGACCTACAGCGGGCGCTTCACGATCGGCAAACCTCTGACCCTGGTCGGGGCGGCCATCAACGCGCCGGCGGGCGGGACGCTCGCGACGCCTGGCCTACGGGTGACGGGCGCCGACGTCACGGTGCGGGGCGTGACGGTGCGGGGAGGGTTCGCGGGGATCGTCGTCGATCGCGCGTCGGGCTCGCGCATCCTCGACAGTCGCGTCGAGGCCGTCGACTACACCGGGATTATGGCCCTGGGCGGGCGGGGGACGCTCGTCAAGGGCTGCCACGTCAAGAGCGTCCGGCCGCGCAACGCGGATAACTCGTGGAACGCCTACGGGATCGGGCTGACCTACTCGGGCAGCTCGGGCAACAGTACCGATTGCATCGTCGAGGATTGCACCGTCGAGGATGTCCCGACCTGGCATGGCCTGGACACGCATGCCGGCGTGCGGTGCACGTTCCGCCGCAACATCGTGCGGCAATGTCGCCGCGGCATATTCCTGACGTCCGGTCCGACCGGGACGCTCGTCGAGGCGAACCACCTGACTGCCCCGACCGACCCCGACGGCTATTGCATCGCCGGTGCCCCGATCAGCTACTGTCGCGATATCCGGGGCATCAGCGTCGCGGGCGGCTCGGGCGTCATCCGCGACAATCGCGGATCGGGCTACAGCTCGTCGCAATGGTTCAACGGGATATCCGGCGTCTCGGGCTGGTCATTCTCGGGCAACATCCCGCCGATGCCGTGAGTGGTCGCGTCGGGGAGTTTTGGGCCAGAGTCGACCGCACGTCGTCATGCTGGCGCTGGACTGGCGCGCATACTCCGAGCGGCTACGGCAAGCTACAGCGGCGGCCGAAGGCATGGCTGGCCCACCGATACGCGCTCGAGCTGGAACGCGGGCCTATCCCGCAAGGGCTGGTCGTCGATCACCTATGCCGGACTCGAGACTGTGTCCGGCCGGATCACCTACAGCTCGTCACGCAGCGCGCGAACATTCTCCGCGGATCGGGCGCGAGCGCCCGCAATGCCCGCAAGGTCGAATGCGTCCGAGGGCATCGCCTGGGCGGCGAGAATGTCCGACCATACGACGCGGCGCGCGGGCATCGCGTCTGTCGCACTTGCGCCCGCGCTTTCGATCGCGCGCGTCGCCCGTGACCGATGCCCGACCCGGTCCCTCGACGTGACGTCGAGTCACTTGAGGCGCGACTGCAGCGGGTCGAAGGTCGCGTCGTCGGGCTACTGGTCCTCGTTGCGGTCCTGACCGCTCACCTAGCGACGGTCACCGCCGCGCTTGTCTACATCGCGACCCGATCGTGACGACCCGCCGCGTCCCTGATGCCGTGCGAGGGTCCATCCTGCGTCGCGATGGTGGCATCTGTTGGCTGTGCGGGATGGTCGGCGCGACGACCGTCGACCACCGCGTACCACGGGCCGACGGCGGGAGCGACCGACTCGACAATCTGGCCGCCGCGCATCGCGACTGCAACAGCCGCAAGGGCGCCCGGTTTATGGCACCGCCCGCCCGCCCGGCTCGCCCGGTGTAGGCGCTGGTACGCTCGCGATCGGGTCGGTCGGGGAGACGCGGCAGCGCTTCGGCCGGCCCGCGTTTTCTGGTAGGTGAGCCCGCGC